CTCTGTGTCGTACCGTTTATGTTGTGTGCTACATTGTACCTGATTAGTATTACATAGGCCTTGTAGTCTCTTGTAGGTGGCTTACAGCGTACATCTGAAGTATTGACGCTATGTAATGTGAATCGCAGACAGATGCTCACTTATTTTGTGATACGAATCCGTATCGGATTAGTGCCACTAAGTAACACAAACTAGTGAGACGCCAGTCATATCCATTAGATTACCTATCTAATCACCACAATTAGACACCCGGCACGGGGAGTTTCGTCCTTGGGGACACGTTCTTATAAGGCTTCAGACTTTTTTATTATTTTTTGGAGGGTACTTCGAAGAACTCTTCTCCCTTGACCTCATCAGGTAGACCATAGTTTTTATGTTCTTCATCCATTTGAAGACACCAAGCTTTCAATGCTTTACCTGTATCAGTATTTTTAGCTATCCCTAAAGTTCTCCAAGCATCAAGAGGTTCTAATCTGTATGTCGCTGCATTCTTGTAGTAACACATGAAACCGTTAGGACCTTCTCTAGTCTTATGGTATTCAATGATGAAGTCTCTATCGTTATTGGGGAATGGTATTCTTTTCATTGTTGGTTATGGGTGACGGGTGGTAAGTAGAAGAGTTAATAAGTAGAAAGAATAGTAAGAGCTTCGCTCCTTTCGTCCTTTCACGGAATTAACACCTAATCTCCCCAAGCTTCCGAGATGGAGAGCTAGGAGGTTGTCTTTTGGTAGTTCTTACAGAATCAACATTCATGGTTGATAAGTAAAGGGAAAGGTTCCATACTTTTGTTGTCTTCCTTTCCCACTGTGGGAGGGAGTTCACCCTTCTCTCTCCCTGTATACATGTCCTACCGCTCAAACCCAGTTGTGGCAAGTGTTATCACCGTTTTTAAGTCTAGCCTTTTGTCTTTGGTTAATATCGAAGCCTAGGACTAGGTGATTAGTAGCCATTTGAGGGTCATTTCTATAAGCTTCCATGATGTCATTCCAATCATCTAGTTTATTTTGTTGCATCATATCTTTAGCAGAGATAGATAGAGCATCAGTGAAGTATTTAACACCTTGACTAAGGCAGTCAAGGCGGTCGTCATGTCTAACTGCACCTTTTTCTCTGCACATGCGACTCATTTGATAGAACAGCATGTATAGCAAACGTTCTTCGGGAGGTGAGTCTGGATTTGATTTGAAATCCCATTCGATGACTTTTCGGTCAACAATAAGGCGGTGCTGATTAAGCACAGGTTCTAAGGAGTCAATGATTCGATCTTCTTTTCGAACATTTGCTCGAACTTCTTCGACGTCAATGTTTTGTTTAGTAGTTATGAGGTGTTTACGGAATAGTTCAGAGACCATACCGTCTCCGAAGTTAGTTTCGATTAGGAGTTTGGTAACACCGAACTTGCGACACCCTTTGAGGATATCGAGAAGAGTCGAGTCGGAGTACCCGTCTCTGTAAGCTCGCATTTCGTGCAAGTACAAGAAACCGTTGCGTTGGGAGATATAAGCTGCTGCTGTTTCATCTGTTCCACGACCCGACGGGTCAATAGAGCAGATCGTCTCGGAGTAGGGATGCCATTCACCTTCGAGTAGCATTGGACTGTAGAAATAATCTCCAGGTAGACCAACAATGGGGAGGTCCTTGATGACATTGCTTGGATCGGAGCACCAAACGACAGAATCAGGAGACTTAGAAGGGTTAACGGAAGTGACGATGAGGTCAGCACATTTAAGCGGGAATTTTTCAGCATCAGAGAGAGAGGTATCGAGCATGAACTGAAGCATGAAGTTGCTACGTCCCATAGCTGCTTCACGTTCAATTAGGTCATCATTAGAGAAGCGATCAGGGTCAGTAACATCCCAAGGAGTAGCACCGCTATCTATATCTTCAACTAGAGAAGGCGCTAGAAGGCCTTCATAGTTCTCTTGGGACCTTGGATACCTAGCAGGCCAAACAAACGGCTTGTAGGCCCTCTCAGCTAGCTTACGATAGACAGTGAAAGTTGTTTGAGGAGTACCTAAGAATAGGATACGTGAATCTTTTTTAGGAGTAAGGATTGATTCAGCTTCAGTACAGAGTTGAAGGAGTTTTTCTCGCATGAGTTCTGTCATGGAGTTACCAGGAACTTCAATATCGTCAAGTACCATCAAATCTGCACGAGATCCGGTCAATTGACCTGTGATACCTACTGATTTGACTGAGGGTGCCTGGTGAGGACTACAGCTAATATCAAAGCTGATACGAGACCAACGACTGTTATCTCCACTTGGAATCATATGTTTGAGCCATGGTGTCTCCATGATTAGTTTTTGTAAGAAGATAGACATGTTGTCTGCTCTCTCTTTGGAGGCAGAAATAATCATGATCTTCTTTTCTTGGTCATTAAAAAGGGTCCAAAGAACGAAAGCACCAGTAATCCAAGATTTACCGACTCCTCGGAAAGCTTGAACCTGTAATCGTTTAGGACCGTGTTGTAAATAGTCTGCAATGGCGTATTGAGCACGAGTCGGACTGGGTAAGTCCAACTGCGCCCACATTGCCTGCAAAAAGATCTTAAAGTCGCCCTTAAGCAGGTCTATTGTATTCATTGTACCTTAGTGGAGAGATTAGCGAAAGCTTTAGGGTTATTGAGTATTAGTTTGCGACGTTCCGCAGGACTGAGGTGTCCAAATTTATCCATCAAAGCTTTATAACGAGCTGATTGAACTTTATCGATAATTAGTTCATCTCTAAAGCCAAGTTGTGCTTGGATAGCGAATTGTTGTCCATCAGGCATATCTTTAATAGGTTTACCGTTAAAGGTATCTAAGGTTCTGTCTTTCCTATCCATCTTGATACCTAGTTTTTTTCTCATCTCATCTGAGAGAGCATGGACATCAAAGTGATCAGTGCTATAAATACCTGTTTTTTCGCCTGCTTTAGCACTTTTTTTACCGTCATACAGGCCAGTATAGTTCTCACCTCTATTACCCATATACAATCCACCTTCATCTAGTTGAGAGCGGCGGATCTTGAGTTGTTCAGGTGTAAGGTTAGCTGTAAGTGCTTGTTGATCTTGAATACCCATCCTGTGATGAGGAGTGAAGTTCTTAGGATCTTTTCCTGTAGGGTTACTGACACCTGTTTGAACTTGTTTGTATTCAGGTCTGGTTTCCATACGTAAGGGTTTACCTTCGAGACCACCCTGTATATCACCAGAAATACCTCTAAAATCAGCGGGTCTAAAATCACTTCTTTTAGGTGGTGTATTAGTACGGACCAGTTGATCCCTTGCTGCCATTTTCACTGCTGTATCTGGTTTTACACTTCTGACTTTTCGAGGCTTTAACTTTCCTGCACCTGGACCAGGCATTATTGTTCCAACAACTAGACCTGCTAATTGAGGATTAATGCCAAGTTTTTCAGCTACTGTTTCGGCTACTTCTACTGCTTGGTTTTCTGCAATACCTACGGGTGTCTTATCAGCTAATTGCTGAAGTTTTTTAGGTAGTTGTTGTTCCCAGTCGTTTTCACCAGCAGTACCAAATATTTCATCTCGCTTTTTATCTAGCTGCTTAGCTCCCCACTTAAGTTCATTGACAGCTTTACTGCCTATTTTTAATAGATTGTTCCACATAAAAAAAGCGCCCCTTTCGGAGCGCGATAATTAGTTGTTGTTGGTGATTACTTCTTAGGCTTGTACTTTTTGATTGACTTCAAAGCATCCCGAAGTCGATCAGACTTAATGTGTGAACCTTTTGCAGCAAGACCACGCTTACCTGACATAGTGTCAGATAGACGTTGTGATGCTTTAGTAGATGTGGCTGGTACTTTCTCTACTGGTTTATGAGAAGTCTTAGCTGAAGTAGTAGTGGTACGCTTTTTCTTTACTACAGGAGTAGGCTTAACAGGCTTAGTAGGCTTAACAGGTTTAGTAGGCTTAACAGGAGTCGTTGTTCTAGTACTGATGTTATGAGCTACTGCTTTAGCCTTACCTTCAGATGAAACCCTATTCTTTTTAATCTTGTCTGAAGTGTAAGCAGCGTTAGCTCCTTTACTAGAAGTAGGAACTCCACCCATTCTTTGACGCCAAGCATTACTAGCTGGCTTATTCTCTTCTTTTTTTTTCCGTGCCTTAGCGGCAGCTGCTTTGTTTCGTGCGCTTGCTCTTGACATAATTAATTAATGTGTTGAAGGATTAGTTGTTCTCGTTTTGTAGTTCCATACGTGTCCCTCATCCAAGAGAGCCAGTTATTACTTCCTTTTGATTGATTACACTTGACACAAGCAGGTACGAGATTACTTGTGATATCTTCTCCACCCAATGTTTTAGGGTGAACGTGGTCCAATGTAAGTTCTGATAGTGCATAAGATTCTCCACAATAAACACATGTACAATTGAAGTGCTCTTTAATAGCTCTTCTCCAGAGCTTTTTAGCTTCGGGACTTGTCATGGTTATTAGGTTATAAAGGTAATGGTTTGGTGTTGGAAGTAATGGAGTCATTGATTAGCGTTTAGAGTTAGTCTTCCTTGCTCCTTTAGCTCGGTTAGCTTTACGGGAGATACATTTAAGATTATTGCGGTTGTTATTTCTAGGATTGTTATCGACATGATCAACTTCTTTCCCAGCACCACACTTCATCTTGCGACGTGCTCTAGTTCTATACTTATCATTGACTTTATTCTTTTTTCTGTAAGCCTTACGTTCTTCACGTCTGGCTGCATACTCTTTTTTGTGGTTACGTTCTTTTGCCATAAAGTCTCGTCTGTACAAGTTCAGGATCTACTGTCGGCATAAGTTTTGCGAGTTTATCGAGAGGACTTCCTTCAATAGCTACACCACTAATGTCATTGGTTTTTAACCAGTCACAAGCTGCTTTCAAGTCAGCAGTAGAGGCCTCACCAGATTTAACTCTGGCAAGGAACTCTTTAGTTACTAATTGGTGCAGCTCGTTAAAGGACTCTTCAGTTGCCTTTTGGTGAGCCATAGCGTTTCATTATTCGTTTTGTTGTTGCATCAGGTAGATTCAATCCACCAATAGTTCTGCATTCCCATGTGTTGTCTGCTTTGTGGTAATAGCAAACAACATTGTTATGGAAAAATACATCACCATCGGCTACTGTTGAACCTTCTGGGAAAGGTACTTTAGACATAATTATTCAAACCTAAATGTAAAGCCAATATAGGGTTCTACAATGGCTGATAGCCTGTCGTATTCATCCCAGATCTGGTCATATGTACCAGGCAGATCAACTAGACCTTCTAGTTCTAACCTAGTAGCCATCAGCAAGTCATAGACCTCACCTGATGGATAGTTCTGTACAACTGCTGAATCAATAGAACCTAAGGTGTACTGCATAGCAGTCCTTAGCTGTTGTGCATTCTCTTGCTTAATTTCAGCTTCTGTAGGTGGATCTTGTGGTATGTAAGGTTCACTACCTGAGACATCCTCTTGAGTCTGCCTTAGACGCTTATTAAACACTGAATAAGCTTGGGCTAGTGTTCTTTGATTACCTTCACCACTGTCAATCTGTGCTTGACCTTCATCATCTAGATAAGGTACAACAATAATCCTACCTCTACCATATGCAATCCTTGCACGCTGGAAGGCGTTCAATGATACTCTAAGGGTAAAGTTTAGGCTAGTTGTACCCGTTGGGTAGATTAGCTGTCCAATCTTTGTTGTAGGCTGTTCTGAAGCTCGTCTAGACTCACTACCAATAGAGAAGTTATGAGTCATAGGAATGGCAATGTTATTTGCACCATTCTCAAATACAGCACCACCAACTGTTACTGAAGCAACTAGTTGTGCATAAACAGTCCACTGCAGTCCATATCCTCCACCTGGAGCACCTGTATGACTACAAGTACTACCAGTAAAGAAGTAGAACAAAGCACCGTTAGAATTAGGTGGTACTTGCATGGAGCCTGATTGGGTATAGGTAGGACCACTGGTATAACCAGATGTAGATGGTGTACCTTGATCAGTCCAATTCAAATAGCCTGGTGTGTAGTCCAGTGCAAATGAAGGTTGATCATTATTCTTACCACCAAGAGGTACAGTTTCAATCTGTACATAGGTATCACGTTGCTCTAGCTCACCTTCATCAGTGAGGTCTAGACCACGACCTAGTTTGACTAGTCCAGGTGTAGTAGCAGTTGCATAGACAGGTGTCCACGAACCACCCTTGAGGTCATCAGTAATGAAACTCAGACCATCGTTAGATTTAAAGATGATCTTATATTCACCATCGGTTTCATCAATGTCAGTATCGAACCAACCTTTACCGTCGAAACCGTTAATACCATCATCACCAGCTTCACCTTTAGGACCAGGGATACCCTGTGGTCCTTGAATTGGTGAGCCTAAGTCATACCAAGATTTACCATCCCAATAATGAAGAGTATTGGTGTTTTGAACAACAAAGAATGAACCTGTAGGTGGATCAACTGGTAAATCACTGTAGGTAGGTACAACACCATTTACTTCAATACCAGAGCCTACATCTCCTTTTACACCTTGAGGACCCTGTGGTCCAACAGGACCGGGAACACCAGGATAAGTAGGAATTTCACCTACCTCCCAAGTGTTTGTATCAATGTTATATGTAGCTAGGAGATTGCCGCGTACGACAATATCCCCATCAGCCGGGTTAGCTGGAAATTGGAAAACAGACATATTAGTTAGTTTTTAAATATCAGCCAAAGCTGTTGCGATTGCTGCCTGTAGTGAAGCAAAGTCTGTAGCTGCAGCTGCTGCAACTTTCAATGCTTGCAGTGCAGTGATGCCACGTGTAACAGGTGTGCCGTCAGTTAGCTCGAAAGCATCTGCTGTGACGGTGCCAGCAAACGTAGCACTGCCGTTCGCTGTTATTTTGCTGGTTTGATCAGCATTAAAAAGCCCTTGCCATAAAACACCAGTGCTATTGGTTTGCCGTGCCATAACAGCACCGGTATTACTTAAAAGAGCACCATTTACTGTTGTAGTAAAGAAATCTCCCGCAGTAACATCGCCCGCAGCTGTGATGCTGCCGTCCGCAAAAATTGATGCAGTTTCTGTACCAGCTTTATTTCTAGACAGAATGTTCTTAACTACATCATCGGAGTAAACGCTGGTGTTTGTAATGTCAATTCCTGAACATTTACTGATAGCTCCATCAATGTTAATTTTAAAATCATCGCCCGCAGCTGAGATGCTGCCGTCACCAGAGATATAAGCATTCCAATCGTCAGCAATAACTCCAGTTGGGCCAGTTTTGCCTACAAAAACACCGTGTGTACTATCTATCGACTGCGCAAAGATGCCATTATTTTGGCAAACAATATAATCACCAAAAGTACCAGAACCAGCCGCAGTTATGCTGCCGTCACTTGCTTTTAAGTCAATAATAGGAGTAGTTGAATTAGCTAACAAGCCAATTCCATCTTCGCTCAAAAAAGCGTATTTACCAGCGTAAGTGGCATCTCCTGAAATAAATGAATTGTCTGAATGAATAAGTCCAGCCGCAGTAATTCTGCCGTCACTAGCATCCAGCTCAATCTTGGGATTAGCAGATATGCCGCCAAGTGAAACTGTACCGTCTGCGGTAATCTTTGCCTGCTGTGTTCCGTTTATTGCACTGCTAAAAACGGTTTGACTCCCAGAGGTTCTATTGGCGTTAAACTGTGTAGAGGTACTAACGTCGCCAGCCGCAGTGATGCTGCCGTCCGCCTTTACAACAAAAGCATTAGCTCCAGCAGATGCGTTAGCCGAGCCTGCTCTCAACAAGGTTGAGCTATTAGCGCTGTTGTCTACTGCTTGAATATCTACAACGCCATCATTACTTACCCCAAATCGACCACCAGCCGCAGTGATGCTGCCGTCCAGACCGATGGTTGCTACGGGATTGTTTGAATCAATATAAGCACCAAATGCATACCCAGTATCACCAAGGTTTAATGCAAGACCTACATTAGTGGTAAACCTATCACTTCTAATAAATGAATCATTAGTAATACTACCAGCCGCAGTAATGCTGCCGTCTTTCTTCAAGTCAATTTTAACATCAGGAGAATTACCAT